AAAAATGAGTAAAACTAAATTACCAGTCGGACTTACCGAGTTTGAAGCTTTTGTAGACACGCTTTTAGAAGCAGGAACACTCGCCACTAAGGATAGAGAGTCTGTTCGTTTCGTAGTAGCCTCTGGAATTCTTAATCTTGGGCATGAAGCTGACGCAGTTGAAGAAGGGTATTTCGAAAGACTGATCAACGCAGCCTCTGCTAAGCAGATAGCAGCGCATGTATTTCATGAAATCAAGGCTAAACAAAAAGAACTCGAGCAGAAGGCCCGAGAAGATGCAGCAAAGGAAGCGGAAGCAGCGAAAGACGTGGCACCTTCCGATGTCCCAACCCAGCAGTAAGTCCTTTAAGGCTCTAAAAGCTACCTGGTATAAAAAACTCAAAGATTCTGGGTTTAAAGACGCTGAGGATAAAAATCACGAATTGATAAGGCATTCTAGCTCATTTTATGCCAAGAATAGTTATTATAGCTTAGAGGCAGTAGCCCTTAGAATTAAAGCTAAAACTGCTTATTACCGGATGGCTTCTCATTTTTTACATGATTTTACGTTTGAGAACAACTTAGATAAGTCTGTATGGACCCTGCATGCTGAAGGCGGTTCGACACGAGAGATAGCTCGTAAGCTAAACAAAAAGTCTCATACTACGATATTTTTTATCATAAAAGCCTTGAGAACGAAAATGTTCGAGATGTATAGCGAGAAAAAACATGAGTAATAAATCAGACGTTAGCTACATAAGAGAATATCTACCTGCAGACGAGCATTTCATTCTCTCTACATGGCTTAAGGGACTATATTTCGGCGGTACTCTATATTCTTATATTGACAAAAAAACCTTCATGGTTTACTATACAAAGGTACTTAAGTCAATAATTAGTAATAAAGATAGGTACAAGATTCAAGTCATGTGCGATAGGTTAGATCCAAATATTATTATCGGATTTTCTGTATTATCGAAGGATGAGACAGTTTTGCACTGGGTGCAAGTAAAAGTAGATTTCAGACGCCACGGTGTGGCAGCTGATTTGGTCCCGGCCACTGTTAAAACAGTGACTCATTTAACTAAGTTAGGCATTTTATTGATGAAAAATAAAGGCTTAGCTTATAACCCCTTCATACTCTAAGGAGAACGCATGTCAGAAGAAAAGAAAGAAAGAACAGTTGAATCCATCCACCAAGATTATAGTCGCCTTTGTGCGCAAGCTGGTCACACCCAGTATCAGATCCAGGCGCTTAAGAAGGACCTCGACCTTATTAACAGCCAACTCCGTGATTTGAATATGGAAGCCGTTGCTTTGTCAGCCAAAACTGCTGCATCTGTTTCGCCTCCTCCTGCTGAAACCATTTAGGTGAAGTATGAATAGAAAAGTAGTATACGCTCGTTTTCATCAGCCATTGTTTGTTAAAGGCATTGGCACAATTGGTGTGGAATTACCACAACTTAGAACCAATCTAGTGGTGTATTCGCGTACGGCAAGTAGCAATACCCTAACAGACTTGGATATGGTCCTAACCTCTGATGGTCTTGAGGTCAAGTTTTCTTGCCCACAAGGCAGAAAAGAGATCTTTGTTCCTCTTGCCAATATCGTAAATGCTGATGTTGAGATGGAAACTCCTAAACCTGTTAAAAAGGAGAAATAACACGTGAAACTAAAAAATAAACCAGTTGATCAGGCAGTTCAAGATATATACTGGTCCATGCTAAAACAAGGCAAAAAATTAGTTGCTGTTGTGGTTTCCCCAGCGAAATATCGAAAGCTGATCGAACTTGCCGGCTCTAGTATACTCTATACGGAGATTGAGTTCGAAAATAAGATCAAAAAAGAAGGGGTATATATACCTGGGCTCCCTTTGGACAACAATAGTCTGGTTATGGAAGATGATCTCTTGAAGGGCAATGAATGTGCTGTATTCGTCGCTCCTAGCAAAAAATATCCTGGAAAGTCAGCTCTAGCTATTCTTCGAGCTAATAGAAGCGACTGCGAAGAATTGGTATAATACATGCGGAAAATAGTGGACGGCACAAACATAGGTGTTAAAGATGAAAATGGCAGCTATTTGCCGTCCACTCCTATTAAGAAAGCTCCTGCAGTAGAGGTAGAGGATGTTTCTATTGATTCTCTACTTCATAGAGCGTTTAGGACCATCCACGGTATCATTAGAGCCATTGAGGTTGACGTAGGTACCGGTTCCCCATCTAGAGAAACCATTATGAACTTACGGGATGTAATGGCTATGCTTAAAGAACTTAAAAAAGAAGAGCGAGAGTTCATCGATTCTCTTAGCGATGAGGATCTGGTGAAACTGAATAAAGATGCCAATAGTAAGCAGTAAAGCCTTAGAGCGCGCACTATCGAAACGAGTTATCAAGGAGAAGGAAAAATTCACCCTTGAAAAGTACCTATTTAAGGAGCAGCTTGATTTCGTACTGGACGAGGATTCCGCTAAAATTGCCGTCTGTAGCCGCCGAGCAGGTAAATCCGTAGCTTGTGCAGCTGATTTAGTTTATACTGCTTTGTCCCAACCTGAAATCTCCTGCCTATATATTACCCTCACCAGGCGTATGGCTAAGCAATTAGTCTGGAAAGAGATTAAAATTATTGACCGAAAATACAACTTAGGGGGGGACTACAACTCTTCTGATTTAACTGTTACTTTCCCTAACGGGTCCATGATCTACTTATCCGGTGCTAATACCTCAGATGAAATTGAGAAGTTCCGAGGATCTGCGTTTAAAAAGGTTTATATCGACGAAGGCCAGTCTTTTGGTAGTCATATCGAAGAACTTATCAATGATGTCCTAGGACCTTCCCTAATGGACTACGCAGGCTCTCTAATCCTCATTGGCACCCCTCCCCCTATCCCTACAGGTTTCTTTAGTAAGACATACCAAGAGTCCAAAGGGTGGTCAAAACACCACTGGACTTTCTGGGACAATCCTTTTATCATTGAGAAGTCAGGTCTAACACACCAGCAAATGATTGATAAAGAGCTGAAGCGACGAGGAATTGCAGCCGACTCGCCCTCAGTGAGGAGAGAGTGGTATGGGGAATTCACGTTGGATGCGGATTCGTTACTTCTACATTATGACAAAACACACAATCATTTCGAGAAGTTACCAGATAATAAAAGTTATAGTTACGTTATGGGGGTAGACTTGGGATTTAACGATGCCGATGCCATCGCCGTCCTAGCCTGGTCTGACAATTCTCCTGTAACTTATTTAGTTGAGGAGTTGGTAGTTTCACAACAAGGCATTACCCCCCTGGTGGCACAGATTGAGGCCTTCCAAAAGAAATACCCTATATCCCGAATCGTAGTTGACCAAGGTGCCTTAGGTAAAAAGATTGCAGAAGAACTCACCAGAAGACACGCTATTCCAGTTGAAGCAGCTGAGAAGCAGCGGAAGATGGAGAATGTGGCCTTCCTGAATGACGCCCTACGCACCGGTAAGTTCATGGCGAATAAGGAGTCCAAATTTGCCAATGACTCATATCTCGTTGAAATTGATCAGGAGAGGTCAACTGCGGACAAAATCATGGTGTCTAAGAAGTACCACTCGGACATCATCGACGCCGTACTTTATGCGTTTAAGCTCTCCCCCGCCTATGCCTTCCAGGCACAGAAGCCCAAGCCTAAGCCCGGTACAGATCAATGGGCAAAAGAAGAGCACGAAAGAATGATCGAAGCCGCCTACGAACACTTTAAAAAACAAGACGAAAACGAAGGTTTTTAAGTAAAACCTCTAAGTATTTAAACAATAATACATTAATAGAGGGCTTTCTTACTTATGCTTCCGTTTCTAAAGGCACAACGAAAAGATGGTGGTATCGCCACCGTGTATAGAAAATCCGACGAAAAGCCAGAACCCAGTGAAATGACTGATGATTCTGGTTTAGAAGCCGTAGCCGAAGACCTCCTCAGAGGCGTTCATTCGCATGACAAGAAGCTCATCGTAGCTTCTCTCAAAGCAATGTTCGAAATCATGGAAAGCGAGCCTCACCATGAAGGCCCCCACGAAGAATAAACGAGTTTAATTTAAAATGCCATTAGTCAAAAGTCCAACCAAAAAAGCCTTTTCAAAGAATGTGAGTATAGAGATGAAAGCCGGAAAACCCCAAAAACAAAGTTTAGCGATCGCATACAGCACCATGAGACACGCCAAAGGCCGTAAAAAGATGGCTGACGGCGGTGCGGTACATGAACGACGTGCTTCAGCAGACGAACGCGACGAACGTGAATTTGCTATGGACCCACATCAGAGCATGCATGGGCAGGATCTAAACGCTAGGGACGAGCATCATACCTCCATTGATGACGCTTCTGATGAGCGTGAGATGGACATGATGCATAAATACGCCGAAGGCGGCCCTATCAATGCCCGAGCAGAGAAGCACACCACCATTGATGATGCTAGAGATGCAGAAGAAATGCGTATGATGGACGGCAAGCCCCATAGCCATAGAGCCGAACTCTCTGCTAGAGACGAGCACCATGTCGGTGCAGACGACTCTGACAGCATGGAAATGGACATGATGCACAAGAAGCTTCAAGCTGACGAATACTCCAAAGAAGGTATTTCTCACTATGCAACCGGTGGAAGTGTTGCAGATGCCATTATGGCCAAACGGAAGCGTATGGCTGAAGGCGGAGAAGCAGATCTCCAGGATAGCAACGGCGACGAGCACCTTAACTATGAAGACGACCTCAGCTTTGACGCAGCCCGTAAAAAGACTTACTACGACCTAGATCAGCTTGAAAAACAGCCCCACGACTCTAACGAACACGGCGATGATATCGACAGTGACGAGCACGATATGGTATCCAGTATCCGCCGAAAAATGAAGAAATAGATTTTACTAGATATACCTAGTAATTTTACTAGCAACATTCAGGTATTTATATGAGCTCGACGGACCTAAAATCTTTAAAGAAGCTCGCAGAGACATGCCGCAAAGTCGGTATTTCTCATTTTAAAGGGCCAGAGTTTGAGTTTACACTCACGCCTGATGCCCCGGTATCCGAGTATAAGAAGAAAAAAGAAGAGAAGTCTTTTGAAGAGTCCCAGGCAGAAGCTATAGATCAGGCTTTTAGCTCTGATAACCTCCCAGAAGAAACTCTCCTCATGTGGTCAGCTTTAGATCCTTCGTCTGAGAAGAGTGAAAGTTAATTATGAAACTGAGTAAAGTAACACCTAAGAATAGCGTAACCTTTAGAACTACCGACTCCCAGTCGTTGCAAAAAACAACGTACAAGTGGTGGTTGGCGGAAAACAAGGATATGCTTAAGAATCAGGTACTTACCTCAGCTGCATACCTTAAAGAGACTCAGAGCTACATTTACCGACAAGCTTCAATGTTCGCCCGTTTGTACGGTAACATGTCCTTATTCAACTTTGTAGGTACCAACATACAGAAGCTGGATAACACCACTGGGCTTCCAAGCGACAGACCTACCTATAACGTCATCCAGAGCTGCGTAGACACCGTTGTAGCCAAGATCAACCAGTCTAAGCCCAATCCAGTATTCCTAACCGAAGAAGGCGACTATAAAGAGCGCAGGCTGGCTAAACAACTAAATAACTTTATTCTTGGTGAGTTCTACCAGACTAAGACCTACGAAAAGGTAGCCGACATCGTAAGAGACGCCTGTATCTTCGGTACCGGTGTTCTTAAGGTATATGAGACTGAAGACCACAAAGTAGGGCTAGAACGTAAGCTTAAGACTGAACTTCTCGTTGACCCCAATGATTCTATGTATGGGGAGCCAAGACAGCTATTTGAAATGAAGTTAATTGATAGAGATGTCCTCAAGGCTATATGCCCTGGGTATAACAAAGACATCGATGTCGCCGTTACAGCCTTTCCAGACGGCTCTGGCAAGTCTTCTGAAACCGTTGCCGACCAGGTTATGGTAGTCGAAGCGTGGCATCTACCTAGCGGTAAGGGTAAGAAGGACGGACGACACGTAATTGTTTGTTCGTCTGCAGTGCTGCTTGATGAGCCCTTCACCAAAGAGAAGTTTCCTTTCGTATTCCTACACTATGCACCTCGTTCATTAGGTTTCTGGGCACAAGGCTTGGCTGAGCAGCTCATGGGTAGCCAGCTTGAGATCAATAGCCTTCTATTCACCATCTCAAAGGCCATTAAGTTAGTTGGTGTCCCCCGAGTATTCATGGAAGACGGATCTAAGGTAATGTCCTCTGCCTTCAATAACGACATCGGAACGATTATTAAGTACCGTGGTATCAAACCTATCTATGAAGTGGCTCCTTGCGTTCCCCAAGAGCTATACGCCCAACTCCAAAGAGTCATTGACTACGCCTATCAGCAGTGTGGGGTTAGCTCTCTAGACGCTTCCTCTAAGAAACCCGCAGGTCTTAACTCCGGTGAAGCTATTAGATCGTATGACGATATCTCCTCCGATCGCTTAGCCACTCTTAATAAGAGATTCATTAGTTGTTTCATAGACTTAACTTATGCAATGGTCGACAAAGCCAAAGACATCGCCGAAGAGCAAGGTTCATACCAGACAATCTACCCTAATAAGAATGGCACCAAGCAGATTGACCTCCCCGAAATGAAGTTCATTCAGGATCCATTCGTCGTAAGAGCTTACGATGAGTCAGCCCTTCCCCACGATCCAGCCGGACGTATGCAAACCGTCACAGAGTGGATCCAAGCCGGTATGGTGACCATTAAAGAAGGTAGACGTCTATTAGCCTTCCCAGATCTTCAGCAGGATGAGCGCCTTGATAACGCGTCTGAAGAGCGTATATTCCAGACCTTAGATAAGATGGTTGAAGACGGTATCTATACCCCGCCAGACCCGTTTATGGACCTTCAGTTGGCCTCTGAGCTCACAGTTAAGTACTACAACCTCTACGCAGCCGCAAAGCTAGAGGAAGAGCGTTGTGAGATGCTCAGAACCTTCTATAGTCAGATTCAAACCCTGTCCCAACAAGCACAAGGCGCGATGGCCCCCCCAGCCGCAGCCGGTGCTCAATCTGGTGCCCCTGTTCCTCAGGCTGCACCTCAACCCCAACCAACGTCTCCGTTAGTCCCTAACACTCCAGGAGGCCCTTAATATGAAAAAA